TGGAGCGATTTCCATTGTACCTTCCTCTATTCCCAGTGGCGAGGCTTTCGGGCTCTTGTCAATTGGTCTGGAAGTAGCACCTTCTTCAATTGGAAGTGATGAATCTTTTGGCTTCCCAATGGTTGTTGCAGGAGGGGTCTTAGTTTCACCAGATTCTATTACGACTGAAGAAGCATTCGGGACTCCTTTTCTTTTTGTTGGGAATGTAAATATTTCCCCATCGGGGATTGTAAGTGAAGAATCGTTCGGCTTTATTACAGTTATTCGTGGTTCTACAGGAATACTTGCAGATAGTATTACATCTGTAGAATCTTGGGGAGCACCAACGATAGTTCCCGAGACTACTTTTGTCAATCCAAATGGGATTATATCTGGAGAAGATTTTGGATCTCCATCTCTATCCGTCGGTTATGTAGATATCGCTCCTAATGGGATCACAAGTGCGGAAGGATTCGGTACTCCTTATGTGACTGTATCTGGTGTTCAAGTTTCTCCGTATTCTATTTCTTCATCGGAAGCTCTTGGATCACCAACGATACTCCCAGGTGGAGTGGTATTAACTCTTCAAGGTATTGAGAGTGGAGCTTCCTTTGGGATTCCGACGATTCAACCTGGGACAGTCTTCATCACGCCAGATGGTATTGTTTCTGCTGAGACATTTGGTTCTGTCAATATAGGTCTGTCAATCCAAGTCGATACGATCGTAAGTGATGAATCGTTTGGTAGTCCTTCTATTTCTGTAGGAACCGTAAATGTCGTTCCAAATGGGATCGTTTCTGAAGAAGCATTCGGAAATCCTATTGTTCGGCATGTATTGATAATAGTGATGGATGGAGCCGGTATTGCTTCATCTGAAGGATTTGGTTTACCGACTATTTCTCTGATTCTTCGAAATGCTTTCCAAACACTAATGGAGAGTGATCTTGAGAATGGATTCTTTAATCTTAACGAGTTCGCTGAGATGGTTGTTTACATTCACAAAGATGGAACAACGATCCAATTGCCGGTGATATTCGATCACGAAATGCAATTGATAGATGCTGATGCAGGAGCAGAAGTTCTATCTCGTCAACCGATAATGCAAGCGCAGACTTCTGCCTTTTCAATTCTTCCTGATAAGGGAGACAAGGTAGTGATAAGAGGTGTTAGGTATCAAGTAATCTCGTACGAACCAGACGGGACAGGAGTAGCTTCATTCCGCTTGCATCATGAAAGGACAGTATAATGGCACAAGTCGTGACTATACAGAATATACAGCCTCACGTGAGAATTATTATTCGTAATGCCGTAAAGGAATTACTTAAAGTAAATACCGATCTCGGAGGTAGATGGTACTGCTCTCGACCGAAAGCATTATTCGTAAGTGAGCTTCCATGTGGATTGATCTATTTCACAGAAGAGGAAGCAGATCATCAGAATATTGTACCAAGGAACTACAAGCGGACTCTTACGTTATTGACAGAAGTTGTGCATCGTCTTGAAACAGAGCGCGATAATGCTCTTGACGATTTTCTTGATTCGCGTGCTTATGAGATAGAGATGGCAATGTTCAGCGATCGTTATCTTGGGCTTCAAGGGATTGTTGAAGATTGTGTTCTGTCAAGGACAGAAGTCATGAATATAGATGTCGGTGGCGATGAAGATATTGCTTCGCTCCGTATCTTTTGGTCTATCGTCTATCGGACTGATGCATTCTATAAAGGGGAGCTCGCGGAGTTTTTACGGTTTATTACCGATTATGATACGGTTAATGGTGCGACCGCACGAGATGAAGTTACAATAAGAACACAATAAGGAGGTTTTATGGTAGAACAGGTATATATCAAGCCGAACGAAGGCAGGACCGTTCGATTGGAATCTGGGATGCTCTTGCCAACAGAAGGAATGGAGGTTGCTCTCACGACATACATCGAGCGTAGAATTCTGGCCGGTGATGTGATCGTGGTCAAGCTTCCTACTGAGAAAAAAGAAACAAAATCCAAATCTAATTGACAGGAGGTAGTTTATGACGATTCCCAATGATCTTCGGGTTCCGTTCCTGTATGTAGAGTTCGACTCTACAAGAGCATTCCAGGGACCGAGTATCCTGAAGTACAAAGTCCTTCTTGTCGGACAAAGAACATCTGACGGGACACGAGCTCAGCTTGCGATCGATAAGATTACGAGCTACGATCAGGCGACTAAGCTTTATGGAGCAGGATCTCAACTCGCTCGCATGTTTAAAGCATTCTTCGATAACAATCGCATCAGTGATGTTTACGGATGCAGTCTGGATGATGCAGATGCAGGAGTCGCTGCGACTGGCTCGTTCGTAATCGGTGGAACCGCAACGAAAGCAGGAACGTTTGTCGCCTATCTTGGCGGGGAACGGATTCCTATTGCGGTCACTGCCGGTATGACTGCGAACCAAATTGGAGCAGCTCTTCAGTCTGCAATCAATGCAGATACTGGTCGTCAAGTAACTGGAACGAATGTCGCTGGAACCGTAACGATTACCGCAAAGAATAAGGGAGAAGCAGGAAATGATTTCGATCTCCGATTGAACTATTATTCTGGTGAAGAGCTCCCGGACGGAATCACTTGTACGGTCAACGCGATGTCGGGTGGAGCGAATAATCCACTTCTGTCAAGCGTGATTGCAATCCTGGGTGACGAGTGGTACAATGTGATTTGCTCGCCGTATTACGATGCGACCAATATGACCGCGATCGAGAACGAGCTCGCGTCTCGGTTCGGTCCGCTTCGTATGATTGACGGAATGTATGTTACGAGCCGTCGTGGTTCGGTAGGCACTCTCTCATCGTGGGGATCGGGTCGCAACTCGCCTCATGTTATTGTGATGCATTCCCAGGCAATCTGCGGATACTCTCCGGAATTTGCTGCCGCACTCGCAGGACAGGTATCAAAAGAAGCACAAGCAGATCCTGCTCGGCCGTTCCAAACACTGGAGCTTGTCGGAATACTTCCTCCAGCGATCACGGAACGATTCACTTTGGCCGAGAACAATTCTCTGCTTTATGATGGTATCTCAACATTTTATGTTGACAATGGCGGGAAGGTTCGCATTCAACGAGTTATCACGATGTATCAGACTAATGCTCTGGGAGCACAAGATATCGCGTATCTGGATGCGAACACAATGTTTACTCTCATGTTTCTGCGATATGACTTTCGTAATCAGATTCTGTCAAGGTATCCGAGAGCGAAGCTCGCAGATGATGGTGTGCAAGTTGGTCCTGGTCAACAGGTAATGACACCAAAGCTCGGAAAAAGTGAAGCAATTAATATTTTCCGGGGATGGGAACAGCTCGGTCTTGTTGAGAACATCGACCAGTTTAAGCGCGATCTTGTTTGTGTTCGTTCGTCAACCGATCCGAATAGATTGGAATGGATCCTTCCTCCGGATCTTATTAATCAGTTCCGTGTCGGTGCGGCAACCATCCAGTTTTTGCTTGAGAGCCCGAGCTGATAGTAATTTGACAATCAACCAAAATGGAGGTTTTTTATGTCTCATTTGATTGCTGGACTTCTCGAGTTGAAAGTGAATGGAGAAATTCAAAATGCGAAAGGGAATTTCACTTACAATCTCGGGAAGCTGAAACGCGAAGCGATCGTCGGAGCAGATCGTGTCCACGGATATAAGGGGATGCCGCAAGTTCCCTTTATCGAGGGCGAAATTACCGATCGATCGGATCTTAACGTTGAGTCATTGCTAAACATAGATGGTGCGACCATCACTCTGAGCCTCGCGAATGGCAAGGTAATTAATCTTAAGGAGGCATGGTATGCCGCCGACGGGGATATCGGAACGGAAGAGGCGAATATACAAGTTCGCTTCGAAGGGATGTCTGCTGAAGAAGTTCGGTAGGATTTACAAATAACAATTCTCCAAGGAGAGAAATATGGCTAAACAAAAAGAGGCTAACCAGAACCAGGAAGAGAGTGCGGTAGAGCAGAAAGTTTACGAACTCCCGTACACGATAGAGTTGAAAGAGCCTGTCCAATGGGGCGAAGAGACCAGAACGACAATTGTCGTTACTCGGCGTCTCAAAGCGAAAGATTTCAAGGGCATTAAAGCGAGTGACATCCGCTTCGATGATATGATGAAATTGATTTCTCGCGTCACCGGGGAACCGATTGCGTTTATCGAAGAGCTCGATGCGGCAGATTTGTTTGAAGCATCGCAGGTAGTTCAGTCTTTTTTGCCATCTGGCCTAACGACTGGCGAGAGTCGTTAGGTCTCTTCGCTTATCTTTTCAAGTTCCCTCCGTCTGAGCTCTATGAGCTTGACGAAGAGGACATCAGTTTCTGGAAGCAAGAAGCTGAGATGATAATACGAAGTCTTGAGATGTCACAAAAAAGAGGACGGACACGATAATGGCAATTCAACCAATTAGAATCGTCATACAAGGGATAGATCAGTTTTCGAGTACGATCGCTCAATCACAGAAGAAGATTGAGAATTTCGGCAAAGGATTATCCCAGGTAGGAAAGAAGATGTCGGTTGGCTTGACTTTGCCGATTGTTGCGTTCGGTGCGTCTACTATCAAGACAGCTGCAGATTTCGAGAAAGCTATGAATCGTGTCCAAGTATTGACACGAGCATCAGAGGATCAATTCAATTCTCTCAGAAAGCAAGCGAAAGATTTGGGTAGGACAACAGTCTTCTCTGCGGTTCAAG